TCGGATGATATTGTTATGCCTCCGATAAAGGATTACGAAAAGCAAGAATATCCAGAATCGGCAGCGGTAGAGGTGTATCCATATACAACCATGAAGCCGTTCGACTACGAAGTTACATTATTAGCGTTGGGTGGTTCAAGTTCGGTAAACGCTTCCGTAAACGCTTTTTGGGATTCGTTATTTGCGATTACTGATGGCGTGGATTTACGAAAAGCCTTACCGATTACCCTGTACAATTATTGGAAAGGGGTAAAGGTTACTGGATACGCTAAATCAAACGACCCGGAATCACACCATCCACGTGTAATTGAGGTGGAAAAATCCGCATACGCATTCAAATTAGTTTTATATGTTTCCGATCCAAGAACATTGCTACCATTATGAGAACAAGATTATATACGGGCAAAGACCATGCATTAGCATTTAATTCAAAAGTGCTGTCTTTTCAAGGACAAGTGCTCACTTTTTGGAGTGTCGGGTTGCAATACTTCGATGTTGAGGGCTTTACATATAATGAAGCTGAAATGGGAGCAGCAACTATCACTTGCGATATGTTTGTTGACCCTGCTGTAATCCCTGCGTTCGATAGATTATGGTATGTGGATTATAGAGGGGAAAGATATTATCTATCGACATTAACTCCTGCGCTAGTAAAAGACACTTCGTCGTTACGATATAAATATACATTAATTTATAAATCTCAAAGAGCTGATTTAGAGCGATATGAATTTGCTGATTTCGTAACTATTACTCCGAACGTTAAGCAGCCCACATCTTATAGTCCGACATTGGCACTCACCGTTACACAATTCGTTGAACGGTTCAATATAAACCTTGACTATTATTTTGGGGCTGGGGTATGGCAGATGGTGCTCGACCCTTTGTACATGGATAATATAAACCCGATTATTTACGATGGAACTTCCGTTGTAACTACATCTTTTTCTCGTGAGACCTTATGGAGTTTACTGACCGGACTATATGATATTTATGGACTAAGGTGGAAAATTGCAAGCGATGGTGGGATAATGACTATACGGCTGGGGTATGTGGCGGAATTAATCGTATCACACGACACTGCCCTTCACCCTCGTTGGAATGATAGTGGTGACCCTACTATATTTGGCACTGATAGGTTTGGATTTGGGGCGTTGCCGAGTGCGATTAGAAACGCCTTAGGAGGTTATCAATTTTTAGGTAATTATATGTCGTTATATATAAATAACGTTAATCCAGTTGGTAAGGATGCTTTTTTTTGTATTAATGATTATGGGAGAACGAATTTTACAATATTTACTAGTTATGGAAATGGATTTGGGATACGTTTAGTTCGCCCTTTGCTATCAGGTGAAGATTTACTTTCAGATGGTACAATTATACCGAATGCTTTTTCCGATGCAGATGGTAATAATTACTATGGAACAAAGATAGGATTACAAGTTTGGACAACGACTAATTTAAAGACTACAAAATATGCTGACGGAACAACTATACCAACAAATTTAAGCGATGTTGCGTGGGCTGCTGACACTGTTGGTGCTTGCGCTGTATATGGAAAGAACGATGATGCTTTTGTTCCAACAGACGAACTTACTACCGAGGCTTTAATGGTTGCTGCTTATGGAAGGCTTTATAATTGGTATGCGGTTGATAATGAACACGGATTAATTGATTCAACTGATGGATGGCATGTCCCAAGTGATGCCGAATTTACTCAATTAACTGATTATTTAATTGCAACATACCCTGAAATTACTATTGATAATGTAGGAGATGTATTAAAATCAACAAGAATGGTTAATTCACCGCATCTTATCGTTTTTGAATATGGATTTGACAACGGACTCATAAGTATAGAGCGTGTCAATCCTAACACACCTGTCTATACTAGATTATCAGGGAGAGGGTCTGACAAAAATTTACCATATAGGTATTTTGATAGTTCAACATCCCAATACATTGACGACCCAGATAATAACGAATTTACCCAAAATGTACCATATACCAATTTAATGCCCGCTTCGTACAGGGAATACGTGCAAGGTTGGAACGATGCGTCGATTGGCTCGGTAGCAGATTCAAGCCATTACGCTTATGAACTTGGGTATTCGGATAAGCAACTTGGTTATAATTTTAATCCGGTAGATTATGTAATATCCGAATCGGCAGAAGCTATTTACGGAATACGGAAAGGGTCGGTGGCAGATGTATCATCTATTTATCCTACGTTCCAAAACGCATCGACCGGGACATTAGATGAAATTGTGGGAGTAGAACAAGTGTTGAACGACGACTATAATGGCACTGATACAAGTTTGAATCAGGTGGTTGCAAATGCTATGTCGGTATGTAAATATATTGGAACATCGAGAGGGGCTAGTCACAACTGGAATTTGACTACGGGTAATTTCAATACCACAGCCGAATTTGATAACATATCGTTTGGGATAACATTTGATGTTAGTCATAATGCATCTACTAACTTCTCTTATGCTTACGAACAAACAGTAAAAATTATAGATGTTTCAACCAATGCAGTCATTGATTCGTCCGTGATGGCACTTACAGTTTTCAATCCTCCCGCATATTCTCTGATTAATGAATTTTCGTTCATTGACATGGCCCCGGGTAATTATAAAATTACGGTTGATACATCTATGGGTGGAAATTCCGACCATGCTCCAATGACTGTAACGCAAGGACTAACAAACATTACCCGACATCCCACCAATACATATAAAGAAACTTTCGATATTTGGGTAAAAAATATCTGGGATTCATCGCAAGGTGGCAGTGAATCAGACGCTGATTACAAGCACCGTATATGGGATCCACTAGTCGCTCCAAATAAAGATATGACCGTAATGTTTTCGTCAGGGATGCTTGCGGGTGATTATGAATTTGTAATTGCAAGAGATGAAAGCCCTGTAACTGCATTCCATATCTATCCCGACACGACCATAACGGGGTCACATTGGAGATTAAGCTTGATAAAGTCGTCCGCGAATCTTACGGCAACTAAATTAATGTATCCGAATATGGTTCTCAATGCATCGATTGGAGATAAATTCTTTTTTACTAACATAGAAATGCCTTATTACCCTTATGTTTACGAGGCAGAAAATAGACTTGAAGCATATATTAATAACGAGTTATTAAAAACGAACAATGAAAATCCGACTTACGCAATAAAACCATCTGCCGTATTTTTGGAAATGAATGCATCGATTAATGATTCAATCCAAATAGGTTCGCTTATCCTATTAAAGGACGAACATATATTCGGAACTACTGACGCAGTAAAATTGACTATTACTAATCTGTCTATAAACTACAAGACTGGAGTGTTATTGCCAGAATGGAACATAACTATTGCAGAGAAACCTACATCGGCTAAAAATTCGGTTCAAATAATACAGGGCGACATAAAGGTGCTTAGTAGCAATATGCTTTCAGCGCAGCAACTATCGGAACAAGCTGCACTGTTACTTGACAGTAGATACTTGCGTAAAGATGGCCCAGAGCAATTCTCTAAGTCAAAAACGAGATTTGAGGATACTTTATATGTAGATGGCAAGATGCAGTCTACTTCTTATCTACAGGGGCAAATAGGTGGTTACGGGTTCGCTATATACAAGGATGCAAATCAAGATTATGTGCTGGATATTGATAAACTCAATGTGAGAAAGACGTTAACAGTAAACGAACTTGTAATTAATCAGGTCTCTATTTATGGCGGTATTCATATTTACTCTGCTGCGGCTATGACTGTTTCGGCTGTTGACTCCTCAAATGCTGCTTATACAGTTTGCTCTCTTGACATAAAAAATGGAACTGTTTTAAACCAATTTACAGTTGGAGATCATGCGTATTGTCAACGAGTCGACCCATCATCAAATGAGGTGGTAAAATATTACTGGAAAGAAGTTGTAGGTGTTGGTAATGATTACATTAATATCTCTATGGGTAGCGGAGATGGTTCGGGGCTACCTACTGTTGGAGATAACATTGCTCAACTTGGGAATAGTTCCAATTTCGCTAGACAATCTGCTTTAATCATCGACCAAACTAATGGAGGTACAGTAACTCAATACGCGGGAATAAGCGGATATTCATTCGTAGATAAGGATTACATTCGATATGGAGTTGACCCATCAACAGGTAGAGCTTACGAACGAATTTATGGAGATATGTTCTTTGGAGACAGGGGCGAAAATCCTAAAAATTTTATTCAATACGATTCATCGACCGGTGTGATGACGACCAGTTTTTTACTTGCGAATAAAGCCGAAATTGCTGGGTTCATCTATAAGGATGGGTTAATGATTTCTAAGCAAGGGACTATTGATGGAAGCGTGAGCGTGGACTGGACTAACGCTGGGTTTGTGCCGAATCTAAAATTTAATGGAAGCACTGGATCACTAGAGGCTGCTGGTGGAAGACTTAAAGCACTTGCCGATGGTAGTTTTGAAATTGAGTTTACAACAAATATAACAAGATATACGCCATCTGGAGGTGCTGAAACGATAGCGCAGACGGTTACGATTAATAATACAACAGGAGTTATACAGCTAAGAACGAGCGACTCTGAAACTGCTGAAATGACATCGCAAGGGATACTTGCGAATAAAGCCGGAATACAAGCTATACCAGTATCATCGGGAATAGAGTTAAAAGGAGCTGTTGTTGGATTAGGATTTGGCGACTTAGCGGCAGATGCGTATAGCGGCTTAGCTGCAATATGTGGCGTATATGGGGATGCCGTAAATACAAATGCAAGTCCTGCACCTGCTTATGGTGGATATTTTCAGAAAGTAAAAACAAATGGACTATACTTACACGCAAAATCTGTCACATCCAATTACGATTGTACAGACAAAGATAATATTATAAGTTGCTACAATACAACATATATAACGATTGGACTCCCTGAGTTCCCTTATAGTGGACAAGTTCTATCTGTAAGGAGAAATAATACCGCCGCCGTGAATGTTACAGGGCGATGGTTAGATACATCGGTTACTCCTAATATATGGAGAGGTAAACAGATTATTCAGGTAACGGTAGTCGACGAGGCTATTATAGGCTCTCGCGGAGATAGGATAGAACTAGTATTTGATGACAGTTATTGGATATGGAACGCTACCAACATATAATCATATAACCACACATTTTTTTGATTTTATTTATTAATACACTATATTTGTAAACGATATGGCAGAAATTATAACAACGGACGTACTTACCTTGACTGAGGTAAAGACATTGACTGGGCAAAGTTCTCAGGCGATATTGATTTACGATGTTTCTACGGGAGAGCCAAAGGGGCTAGATGTGGAGATATTAATAAATATGGATTCGAGTATATCGGGAAAGGCCGATGCGGTCGTCGGAAAATCGCTTGTTTCAGATAGCTCCATAGCAGAAATACACCCAATGGGCGGAGATACCACACTCGGAGCAATGACTGCCAATGTAAATATGAATAGTCATAAAATGACTGGACTATCCGTACCTAGTGCCAATGGCGATTCTATTCGTGCAACGGCTAAAATTACAGAGGCATTACTTGAAAGTGCAACTGACTTAAAACATACATCAGGTAATGATTCAACCTTAAAAAGTCCTGACCTTACAAAGTCTATTAATTTAGATAATGCAGGAGTATTACATGTTGAGAGTATTTCACAAGTAGGTAGTTCTTATGAAACTCACGCAGAACAAGTATATACCACTAAAGATGAAATAATACTTCGTGATGGTGCAGTTGCGGGACTTGCTACAGGAGCTTTTGTTGGCATCCGTGCTAAATTATATGATGGTGTAAACGATGGTCGCTTAGTATTCGATAAAGATGGTTTTGCTAGGGTTGGTGATGTAGGTTACGAATTGAAAATAGCGACAATCCAAGAAACCCCAACCGACAGCCAATTTACCTATTACGATGCTGCGACACTAAGTTTAAAAACTCGCGCAATAGCATTAAGCCACCTGCCATCTGGATTAGTTTTAACCGACCAAACAGTAGGTCAAACAATCGGGGCGACAGGAGCTAGACTTACAAAACTTTGGGCAACCAATGGTGAGTTTACGAACATGCCCACGGTTGGTGGGGTTGGTATTCTATCGTCTTTGACCGATCCATCCTTTTCATCTGTTGAAGTAGGCACATTCGGATCACCTTCTGATTATGGAGCAGGTGGAACTGCCAGAGTTTTAATTGCAGACAACTACAACGCACCATCAGGCGTGCAAATGTATAATTCTAACGCGGGAACAAGTGCCGATTTTAGGTTCACTGTTTTTAATACCGCTAAAAATCAATATATATCAATATCAACTCCGGGCGATGGAAATACATTAACCTTATTTGGGTCGATTAGAAGTACATCTAATTATATATTTAATAATACTGCTACTGGGGGGACGGCTAGAGATTTGACGATCGGTACTGTCGGGGGGACGGCTTTGATATTTGGAACAAACAATATTGTAAGGATGCGAATCCTATCCAGTGGAAATATTGGTTTTGGACTTACATCTCCGACAGCAGTTACGCATTTTAAGGCAGGATCGGCAACAGCTGGAACAGCACCCGCAAAATATAATTCAGGAACTTTGATGACAACTCCAGAAGTGGGGGCATTTGAGTTTAATACCGATGCTTTTTACGGAACCATTACTACAGGTGCAGTTAGACGTATGTTTATTATGTCACAAACAGGGCGGGCAGTAGGTCAAACGGCAGCGAATGCAAATGTACATTCATTTACTTTGTCTGCAGCAGATGGTTCTTATCAAATATGTGCGAATGTATTAGTAACTACATCTAGTGCCGAGGCATTTACCGTAATAGTCGCATATACAGACGAAGGAAACACAGCAAGAACCGCAACAATGACATTCCAATTAGTGAATGGCACAATCGGGACTAACATCGCCTTCGCAAACGGAGCGGTGCCATATATGGGACACCCTTTAAATATACGTTGCAAAGCATCAACAGCTATAACGGTTGCAACTACAGGTACATTTACAGGATGTACTTATAACGTCGAAACAATTTTCAAGAAAGTAGCATAATAAAAAATAAATAATTATATTTGCAGAATTAATCAATTAAAAATAAAAATATGAAATCAATTCGGGTAAAAGAAGTATTAGTAAATTTCAAAGGTGAAGATCTAAAGACTGAAAACAACGCATCGCTGACTACTGGCGAAGCATTATCAAACATCGTCCTATCAAATAAAGAAGGAGGAAAACTAAAATGCTTTTCCTTGGCTCAAAGATTATTTACAGAACCATTTGTTGAGGTGGACGATGCCGACTTTAAACTGATTGAAGATGCGGTATTGAATACCGAAATCTACGGTGTGATTGTATCCGGTCAATTACTATCGATCTTAGGGGGCATAAAATGAAAGCAGACAACTGGTTTATCAAGCTAATAAAATGGTTTGCCGGATTTTTTCAAGACCAAAAAGGCGATGCAAGCCGAAAAGCAATAGCATTATATGTATGCCTTTGGTTCTTTTATAAAATGATAGTAGGCAGCATGAACGGTGGAAAAATTGATGAAACCGTACTCCTATACTTGCTATTTATTATTCTTTTTTGCTTAGGGGCTATTACGGCAGAGTTCTTTAATAAACTCCCAACTAGCACTAAATCAACTACTACAACAAAAGAAACAAGCGTAGAAGTTGACAAAAAAGAAAATAATCCTGAAAATAATCAGTAAAAAGTTTTCTAAAAAGAAAATTATCTTTATATTTACGGAATAAAAAGTTATCAATTATGTCTAACTACTCATATAATTTTGATTTGAAAACACTTATAGGATGGGCACTTGCTATTCTTATTCCTGTAATGTTATCATCTCTTACATCCAAGAATGATAGAGATGAGGCAATCAATCAGGATTTTAAACTAGGAGCAGTACATGAAGAGCGATTGAATGTAATTGACAAAAACCAAACTATTTTATTCAATAAAATAAATGACATTGAAAAAAATACATCTGAAACCCACGATAATATGATTATTTTAATGGTACACTCTGGATTAGAGGATGTTATGATTGAGAATACTAAAAAGAAATAATAAACCATGACACAGCTAACAAAAAACTTCTCTTTAGAAGAAATGACAGTTACGAAAAGTAACTTAAGAAATGAACCAACAGCAGAGCAAATTCACTACCTTACTTTGCTTTGCGAAAATGTATTGCAACCACTAAGAAATATATACGGAAAATCAATAAAAGTAAATTCGGGCTTCAGAAGCGATGATGTAAATAAAGCAATCGGAGGTGTAGCCACAAGCCAACACTGCAAAGGTCAGGCAGCGGATATTACCGCAGGAAGCCCAGAGGAAAACGAAAAACTTTTCAACATATTGGCATCTCGTCCATTCGATCAGCTAATAAATGAGCATAATTTTACTTGGGTACATGTTTCTTTTGTTCCAAATGGAAACCGAAATCAGAAACTAAAATTCGATGGTAAAAAATACGTGCAAGTAAAATGATTGAATCAATAGCCATAATTACAGCCGTTGTTATCTCGTATTATTTACGGAGACTTACCCAAACAAGGTGAATAACAAAATCAATGAAAAACTTTAAAGTAAAATAACAAAACTACATAGGTGTAACGCACATTAGTGAAGCCTGCTCAAATGGTTATGTAGCTTTTAAAATCAAAAAAAATGAAAAAATATACTTTTTGGATTATTTCCACAATTATAGTTTTAGGACTATTTTTTTTGTTCATTTCAAAGTGCTCGACAAAGAAAGCCGACACAGTAATTTCAACTACAGAAACATTCGATTTAAGGTCACATTTAGTTGATAGCCTAACTTCTATCATTGATGCTAATAAAATAGCAGAGATAGAGACTGTGAAAGCGGAGGAGGCAAAAAAAACAGCCAAATACAAAGAGAATGCTAAGTACTTCGCAAAAATAGCATTAAATCAGAAACACATTTCAGATTCTTTGCAAAATTTAATACCTGAAACAGATACTACATGCCTGAAAACGATTGCATCCAAGCAAAAAGAAATTGAGGCTTGCGAAAATGAAAACGAACAAGTACACAACGAGGCGGAGAGCTACTCAAATCAATTGTACTTATGCGAAAAACAGTCATTTATAAAAGACACTATAATAATCAATAAAAACGATTATATAAATAAGTCCGACCGGGTGAATAACGACCTGAGAAAAGCCATTAAACGCAATTTTGTCGAACGCAACGGAATAGTTATCGGTGGAACTTTGGCAACGACATTAATTATCGCACTTAAAATATTTATTTTCAAATAGGAGTTTTTTCATAATATGTTTAATAAGCCGTCTAAGTCGAGAGATTTTGGCGGCTTTTTTTATTCACCAACTTTAAATATTTGCCCATTTTGGGAGTAATAGGTCTTATACATTTGCTTCGGTTGATTCTTTCCGATTGAATGACAACCGGGATCATTTAGTATTCCGCAGCTTGAAAATATGCAAATTGCAATAAATAAGATTAGTTTTTTCATGGTGTATTTTAAAATAAATTAGGGTATAATTCTTTTAGTTTAATTATACTTAATTTCTTTTCAGGATTAATTTTCTTGTAATCCTTTTTAATTTTTTCTTTAATTGCCAAACGGATAAACTGACTGACATCTACATTTAATCCTCTCAATTTATCCAACGTTTCGAGTTGTTGTTTTGAAATTCTAAACTTATATGTTTCAGTTAGTTTATCCATATTTGTGGGTACAAAATAATTTATATTAGATGTTATGCCCAACCCTAAAAAAGAGAGGGGCGTTTGCGTTCAACGGTGCAAATCGTATCATTATGGCTGCCACCGTGTCCGACAAGTAAAATTTCAATTAACTCGAAACCTCGTTTAATTCCAACTCCTGAACTGTTCCAACCAAATGAAATACATATTCCGTTTGGTTTTAAAATACGTGCTATTTCGTTTATATGCTTTGTTCTCCAGCTACTTTGTGTAGTTTCCATTGTTACGGGTATTCCTACGTTTTTATAGCATTCTGAAACCTGCCGTAATGAATAAGGCGGGTCATAAAATACGAAGTCGATTGAATTATCTTCAAACTGTTTCATAAAATCAACAGCGTCTAAATGATAATCAGTATCGTAATCAGGGTTTAAATCGTTTGTTATTTTTGCCAGTTTACAGTTATTCGCAAATGGGTCAATGCTTATCATATCACTTTTAAGGTATTTGTGTATCAGTTTGGATATACATTTAATGCTAAAAGTGTTTGAGTTTGGCATTTCCCAAATACGAGAAAAGATAGGAAAGGGCTGGGCATAACATGCGCCTATGGTTATTTGCCCGCCTTGTGGGGGTTCGATTATTTGTGTTCCGTTATTCATTTTGTGCGTTTATGAAAGTGATTTACTCGCAAATGGGCAATATACCCATAGCCTCGGTCGTTAGCTGCTATTTTGGAAAAGACTTGGCTTTGTGCGCTTCGACAGCTTTGTGAACATAATCAGACAACTCGGAATAAATGCTTATCGGAATGCGACAATAAAACGGTTGAGTAGGTTCTTTTTTTGGTGCGCCTGATCCTTTTGGATTTTTATCTGTTTTCGGCTTCATTACTTGATTTGTATTATTGTTTCAGGAATTACTTCAACACATTTACCAAAAGACGCCTTCCCTGTTATTAGCGTTATAGTATTTTTTACAGTCCAATCTACAAACATGTATGATTTATAACCTTCACAGTCTATATTACTTTCTATTGGCATACCTTCCACCAATTCACCATTATCGACCCGTCTTGCTTTAAATAAAAAATTTTCCATAGTTTAAACTTTATATAAAATGTATTCTGAATCATTTTCAAAAAATGTAAATGATATACAGTTATCATTACATAACTTCAATAATTGAGGTGAAAATTTCTCCCTGTCAATTTTTATCGACCAATATAAATTAATATATGGTATTTTGTTGTCAGTCAAAAACACCTCGAGCGTTTTCATTATTTCTCTATTTTCACTCATAATTTTAATTTGTTAGTATTCTATTATGTGAAATATTAATGTTTTCAATTGTTGTAATCTGATTTATTTTCATTGTGAATAAATTGCAGTCAATACCAATATCAGTTATTTTAATGCTATCAATTTCAAGTTTTCCAATATCATATTTTAATAATTTATTGATGAATTTTGATGATAATTTACGGTAATTTACTCTGTAAAATAGAACATTATCAAAGCAAATTTCACAAACTTTTGAGTATATAGTATCAGTTGTCATAATATTATTCTTTAATAGTTGCTTCAAGTTTTTCATTATACAACTGACATTCTGTCAATAAAATAGCAAAAACAGCAGTTTCAACTTCTTCTGTTTCGTAAATAAACATGCTCATAATCGTTTCAATGCTATTTAAGTAGTCTATTTTTTCTACCATACCTAACATGTTATAAGCCATGTTATTTGTGTTCTCTGTTGTTACCAAGTTAGTTGCTTTCATAAATTCAATTATTAATTAATTATTATGCTACAAAGATAATATTCTTATTTGATTATCGCTTGCAGTAATCAAATTATTTTCAACAAAACACGAAAATATAACATACATTAACAAAGAAAAGATACAACAAACGCATAACATTATGTATAGGCAAGCGAAAGAAAAACGACCTTTCGCTCACCTATTAAGTTTAATCTTCAATATCCGGAAAGAAATAACTAATATCCGCTTTCCAATTTGAGATTTTACCATTTTCGTCAACGTCCATAATGATGTAATCACCGTAACCGTTTTCTTTTGGACAAAGAATTTTTGGAACATAATCCTGTTTGATTGAAGCAACAACATTACCGTTTGAATCTTTCAAGTAGTAACTTCCATTATCGACAACTTTGTAATGAATTTCAGCTTTTACGCCTTGTTTCCAATTTGTGATAATTCCGTTATCAATGTCAATAATCGGACACCATAATGAACCAATTTTACACGGAACCAATTCACCGTCTTCCGTGTCATTTTCTCCGTTAAATTCTGAATCTTCCCAGTATCTAACACCTGCTTTTACTTCTAATGTAGTAATTTCGACTTCTTGTTTTACATAAATTTTTGTTTTCATAAAATTGACTTTTAAAATTAATATATAGTTTTGAAAAATATAAGAAAGAATCGCCAGCACCTAACAATACCTATGTGTAGGCAAATAGCCATACACATAGCCTCTCGTTATAGGCAACCTTAAAAAAGACCCGCCAACTTTTTGAGTGCAAGAAACGATACGTTATTTTTCAAGAACCCGCCTTCACATTCATATTCACATGACTCCAATTGCACCGCTATTTTTTTGAGAGAATCAGCCACGTAAGAACTTAAATAGCCCATTGAGTTGCCTAAATATTTATCAATTTCAATTTCAGTTTGTGTTTTTGGTACTATAATCGGCTTCGGCTCTGCAAGAAAAAATAATTTTCCTTTTGCGCTACCTTCAACCGTCATTTGTTTGAACCCGTATTTATCAGAAAGAATTTCCCAATACTGGTTTATTTTTTCTTGTAAAGAACTTCCCATTGGAGTTCCACCGCTTAAAAACATTACTGGATCACCACCACCTTTATTAATTTCGATAATGTTGTCCATTTCTTCTTGTGTCATTTCAAATTCTTGTTTCATTTTTAGTTTTTTTTTTAAAAGATTTATATTTAAGAAAGATAAGAATCGCCAGCCTATAACACTCACCCATGCTCACAAGCTGGCTGAATCTGTATACGAGTATTCGTACCCGCATTATCATTTTAGCGTGGCTGACAGCGAATCGCACCGCATCGGGCTGTTTCGCTTAGCTTAGTTCGTTGCGGTTCACTGTAAAGACCAACGAGCCTTGTAGCGTTTAATAAAATCTTCTGGATATTGAGATACCCAACCACAACGAGGGCATTTGAATTGATTTAATTCAGGCACCCATTTAGTTCTTGGCCACCTATCTGAGTAGTCGCGTGTTCGAGGCAAACATAATTCGCTACCGAAATAGCCTGTATAACCTTCTTGATTCATTAGATTTTCTCTAACTATAGTTTCTTCTTTCATGGTTATCCTAAACTATATCCAGTTATTTGAAATCCTTTAAAGTCGGGGGAATTATGTGATATGCTATGTGAACATTTTACAATGCCTGTTATTTTTATCTCTTTCCACTTCCATACTTTTAAATCTTTGAACAGCTTACGTTTCAAACCTTTTTTTATTTTACGTGGTAAATCTGAATAATTTGTTTGCATTTGAATGATAGTTAATTGATTAATAATAAGAAAGAAAACAGCGAAACCATAACACACGCCTATCAAACATAGCCTATATTTGTACATTTAGTAGGCTTATTTGCCCGCTTTGCCATTTCAGCGGTTCGACAGTTCATCGCCCGCTAATCGGCTGTATGCTGGTAGCTGTGTTCGTTACTGGCAATTAAACAAAGGGCTTGCGAAAGTGCGAATGCTTTGAGCTATCAAACTCGTTCATATCTTTATCTGTGCCTACATTCCCATTTGAAGTAAAGTAGGTTATTTTCATATCAACCATTTTTGAGCAGCGTTCAGGTAAAGATGTTAAGTCTTTAAATTCAACAGAATCACCAATTTTCGCAAGTCTTACCGATGACTTTCTTATTTTAATTACATTTTCTAATACAATATGATTTTTACCTACATTTTGATTAGTAATTACCCTTAGTTCATTTTTATGCCATACAATAGCACCTGATTTTTTGATTGAGTTTGTAGTTTTCATTTTAATTAAGAATTAACTGCCAGTAACACACGGCTATGTGTCAGGCTGGTTTTGTATAAGTTTGAAGCTGTTATTCGGTTAAGCCGCCCTAACACAATGCCTATGTGCATTGGCTGGCTGACGTGTATTTCGGCAGTTCCACATCAATCTGTTTCGCTTCCAAAAAATAATCACCCCACTTCTCCAATACAGCACAGACCGACCCACTTGACCACTTGTACCCGCGAGGGGTAAGCTCCCCAATAGCATTCATAGTATCGGCTATTTTTGCCATCGTTTCACCTTTAGATCTCATTTGCTGGATCGATAGCCATTGCCTCCTTCTGTCTGTATCGGAACCAATTTTATCGCGGAATGAGGAAATTAGATATTCAGATGGTTTTGCCCAATCTGCTTTGGCTTTAGTTCCTTTTGTGCGACCGAGCCCGGTGATGGTATTTCCACTTTTTTCTGAAGTATGACTGCCTGTCAACTCTATCTCTCTCGTTATTGATCTGAGCGCATCCTTTGTCCTCTCTTGTCCTTTCTCTTTTTCGTATTGAGCAAAAGATACAAGTATTCCAAATAGTAAGGTATTGAGTTCTGGGAAATCGCAAAAATACAGCTTTACGCCGGAGTTTCTTATAGCATGGGCATATTCCGAATCCCTGGCTAAACGGTCAAGTTTCGAGAATACAATAGTTGCATCTTTTTCTCTTGCTGTAGATAGTGCTTTGTTAAGCCCATTTCTATTCCTAGATGAACCGGATTTAATATCAAAAAACTCTCCGATAGTCTCCCCTTGCTTGTGAGCGATGTAATTCCGGCAAGTATCAAGCTGTGCATCGAGTCCAAGTCCACTAAGACCTTGTTCTTTTGTCGATACTCTACAATATATCACGAACTTTTCCATGTTTCTATTGTTTTTTAAATAAGTCACCAATACCACCAGCGATAACTGCGAAGATAATTATAAATGTGAATAACATAATGTTGGGGGTTATAGGTTAGAATAATTTGATTTTACTTTTAGTATTGGGTACACGTAGATTCCAAATTTGGTCTATTTTACCCTGCTTAAATCTATCAACCCGACTAAGCGCATTTTTCATGTTTAATGCCTCGAAATAATCCCAGTTCGGATTTACGTCAATTTTTGGTTTTTCGTAATCCTCGATTAAATACCCTTTTTCTAAAGGAATTAAAATACAAGTCGCTGAATTGCTTTTTACTTCGACTTCTTCGACTTTATCTTTATGCGGGTTGTAACAGTACAAATTAAGTCCTGCGGTTCTGTAATACGTTCCGAGTAGCTTAAATTCTTGTTTTTCTTGTTGAACTTGCTCTATATCATTTTGACGAGCAATTACTTGATCTGATTTGTCATTTAGTATATTCATATCTCAGCAAGTATTAAAGATTCCAGTACTGCCACGTCCGTACTCTCTTCGACCTCAACAAGTGAATAGTTATCAGTAGTAGCGTAAATTTTACCCAACTTTTTTACAAAAGTTATCAGTTTATTTTTGAATCTTTTTTCGTGCGAAATTGGGCCGGTGAGTTGTACTCCGTGTAAAGAGTAGAAGGTCTTTGTTCTCATTTTTCGTGATTTTTAAGTTGATTATACACCAGTAAAAAATTATCCTCAATATAAGCTATTTCGCAGGCCTGTCCAATTCGTAAGGTATCAGCACCTAAATGTCCGCATACGTTTATATCGCAAATATACGCGCCAAAATTCGAGAATACCCTTATTTTGTAGTCTTGAATTACCGGCTTAATGTGATTGAACTTTACATCGGGTATAATTACAGGATCACCGAAGTCAACTAAATGCTTATCCCAAAAACGTCTTAGTGAACTGTTTTTTGCACCACAAAGATAGTCGGTAATTTTGAAAAATAAGATCCATGCAGCGAATAGGGCAAAAAGTATAATGATTGTTGTTTTCATAATGGTGTGTTATTTATACGATTATACCATTCAATAAAAGCAGTAATTAGATCGCAAGTTACTTCTGTTTTTCTGGATAAATCACCGCACACTAAAGCAATTATAGGTAAATTTTCCTCCAGTAATCTGTAAACTTGATATTTTATCCCTGCAATACATACAACATAACCCTGTTGTTCAATCCTTTTAATGACGGGAATAAGATAACTAAAATCCGTATCAAATGGATAAATTGCATTTTCAACAAATCTACCAGTAAACTGAATGTCTAGTCCACCCCATAATAATTTGGTTTCCGAGACTGTCTTTGCGTACTTATTGCCGTTGTATATCGGCCTAAATTCATTGTGTTGATAAGGGATTATATTATAGCCCATAAACCCAGCTATCAGCCTGTTGGTCTTAATTTGTGTTGTTTCTGTTTTCGTTTTCATAACTTATAATATATTTTTAAATTTTCCTTTTTGTATCCTTCTTTAATCATTTCAGACTTTTTGCTCTGTAATAGAGCAAAAGGCTTGTCGTTCAAAATTACTATTTCTTTCAGTCCTGATGTAAGGATGAGTTTGCCATGAGTTGGGTTCATAATAGTGATATGTATTCGTTAAACCTAGCGCACAGCTCCAAATACGAATAACTCCCCCAGTCGTTCACAATAATATTATCGGTTGTGCCATTTTTATATAAAAATGTAATTATAGCCCTATAAGTTCCAAAAATAACATAGTTCGACTTATTATTTTGGACTGAAAGAGGGTTTTCGCATACTTTTGCATCGTTATACTGCCTTTCGTTAAAAATTTTGTTCGCCTTCATATCATTTCGCTTTTTAAATTACAATTATTAAATAAATATCAATTAATCCACCCAAAATCAAAATAATTCGGATGATTCTTTCAGTTGCTTTCATGCTCCGATAATTTTAAATATCAGTAGTATAGCTCCATAATAAGCGCAGCAAGCAAAAATAGTTCGCTCCAGTTTTGAAGAGTTGGAATAAATCCGTTTGATTGTTTTCATGTTTCAAAGCCCATTTTTTAAAGGTGGAAATGGTGCAGCTATATTTTCGATTGGTCTTTCGTTTAGTTTCTTGCCTGCATTCAACAAAATAAGGCACTCACTGCAAGAAATTTCATGTTTTGCAGCATAATTATTTATGCTCATTTGACTATTTTTAAAGTCAAGATAAAAAGTGATTAGTTTATCGATCATAATAAATAGTTGTTTTATATGGTTTAATTCATTTCTCAGCCACTTTTGTATCGAAGTATAACGTTTGTATGGCTCAATACTAAATGCCTTGAATGTGGTACTATAAAAAGAGGTCAAAACAACAGCCGTAAAGCCAAAATTTTGACCTCTGGGAATCTGCGATTTATAACAAATAGTCGTTATAAATCATAGTAAGTGCATAACACAAAGCTATTTTCATGGTTAACTACCGTTATGCGGGTAGTTTATTTTTCATAACTTATACTCCTTTTTAATCCATTCGTTAATCTTTGACTCACAATAGTCAAATAGTATCAGGTTGCTACAAAAGCCATCGCGACTACCAGTACTAACACAATACTCACCCAAACAAATGTATTCGGCCTTTTTTGACCGGTATATTTCAAAATGTAAATCTATACAGTCGAATGTATCTATACAAATACCCTTTAGCTCCGAAACTCCGCCCGACTTTACGCTAAAGAATTTATGATAAATCTTTTTTTGTAACTTCCTTTCTTTCTTTTTCGCGTATTGGTAATGCTTTTTGTTTGTTCACCCAATTTTGAACGTATTCTCTGAAATTTTCCGTTCGGGATGCGTTCGATTCCAATGACGCGCGAAGTTCCTGTGGAGTCATTGATTCGCGCCCGGCGTTATTATAAAAGGATACGCCATCAAAAATCAATTCAATGAGATTTTTATTTTGGACCGCTACCAATGTCGCGCCGGATATTTCAAAAATATCAAGATACTGACCTTTTGACGGTTCCAAGCAAGCGGGAAAAGGCTTTAAATATTCAATGTTTTCATATCACTATTTTTTAGTTTGTTTAACTTGCCAAATTGGTATATAAATCACAACAGTACATGCAAGTATAAATACAATTGCCAAAAAATACATCAGTTAAGTTCATACGTCGTATTGTGTTAATAATTTTATTCCTTTTTCCTTACAAAAATCCGTTAGCTCGCGATCCTGAACCATATCAACATCCGGGACCAGATAAGCCATCCCATCAAGTGAGACCTTATTGCATTCAGATAAAAATTCAGATTCAGAATGATAACTACCGCGTTGTTTTATGGCGTTTTGAAATATATCAAATATTTCGTCCAGTTCAAAATTAGTACTTTTTACCAATTTTTCAATCTGATAGGTTAACATTTCAGTTAACCGCGCTTTAATTTCTGCCGCTTCTATTTGTGCGGGAGTTTGCTTTCTCATAATTTCCGGTATTTATCCCCAAATGGAGAAGTTATACAATTCAATTCTTTTTCAGTCTCAAACAAAAAGTTGCAGATATTTTCAAACATAAGTTTGTGGGGTTTGATGTTTTCATTCATCTAGCGTAATACGACTACGTGTACATTCAGGCAAACAGTATCATCGCTGAGTATCTCGTCTACGAAAAAAATGCTATCATTGCCGTTGTTTTCTTCTCTAAAGCGGTCATTAATTAAATCGCCCAGTTCGTTTTCTGTTTTCATTTCGGTATATTTTTAAATTAGTATTTAGTTCCCTGTTTCCGGTTCAATGGTTGCAGGGTTTTTCCAGTCCGTTCGATTGATAAGTACATATTCATGCTGAGAAGATATGTTTCGACGGGTGAAAGATTGTTATTTTCAGAACTACAAGTGTTTACAGATATTTTTTAATCTGATTAAATCAACTTGTTTCGGACTATCTGAGTTTTTCGTCACATCGATAAGAGGCATGTCATGAGTGACAGTCGACCAACTCTTATGTGTTAATGTACTGTAGAAAGTCACTTTATAATGACCATATCCGGAAAACTCAAATGTAAAATTGCTGATTGACAATTTTTGCTTTTTCATTCTGATTTGATTTTTTAAAATTCTCTGCATTATTGCAGTTCGTAGCCGGTTAACGTTTCAATGTATGCCGGCATTTTATTACATGTTATAAATTTTTCTTTCTCTTTCTGTCAAAATTCGACCATATTTGCATATCTCTGAAAATCGACCAGATACGGCCAAATGAATATTTAAGGGTAAATCTATTTTCTTTATTTGCTCAAAAATAGATTCTTTCGTTTGCTTTTCATCGAATGCAGTTTTGATGAATAAACAAGTGTTTTGCATTAACTGTCTTTCTTGTTTAAGTCGTTCGTTTTCTGCTTTTTCTTTTGGGGTGAACAAGTCAAAGATGTTCACCGGTCCGGATGTGTGGATCATGGTTTCGGTATAAATAAATTGTTCTCTTTCAAAAAGTATTTAGTTGAATAAATAGCATTTCCAGTTAATTGTCTTTGCCATGCAGTTTCAGAAGGCGCCCAACGAAAACCGTTTTTCTTTAGTGACGAAATGATGTTGTAAGATGGTTTTTCATCAAATAGTAATTGCAAGCGGTCAATTGCATAGTTATACACAACTTTGCCGCCAATAATCAAAAGCTCTTGATTTTCTTTTTCTGCACGTTCCTCAATAGTTTCTTTTTTAATTTCGGCACGCTCAGCCAATTTAAAAAACTTGTGACGTTCAGTAATTACAACGCTCATAGTTTCATTAAATTTTCTGATGCAGTCAATAGCAAGCTGAACCGTTTCAAAATCCCCTTTTTTAGCAAATACCTCAACATGTTGATAAATAGATGAAACAAACAAGGCCTTTGAATAACCTCTTTCAAGTCCTTTGTTAATACCATGTATAGTTGCAGCAGAACTCAAAATTTGACGCTCCAAACGTTCCCATGCTTCAGACCTCTTTTGTGCTTCAGGTTTATTTTGCTCAATCCTTTTTGCAATTGCCTTTTTTGCGTTATCCCTCCATTCATCAAATTTTTGATAAGCGTTATGTTCTGCATTGTTTGCTTTTTCAGCTTTACGAACATTGAACCCCGAACCACCTGTTATGGCGGACGAAGCACATCGCGAATGAGCACTTAACCAGTGAGCAAATAACTCTACATATTTTGAAATGTAGCGTTCGTGTTCATTTTCCGGAATAGATTCTAAATCACTTTGCAATTGTGATTCGTGTTCATCAATTGTTTGTTTCCCTCGTTTGTCTGGGTCCATTGAGGTCCAATAGAATGCGTTGCGGGCTTGTTGTGATAAATGTTGTAAATGTTGCATAATTTTATATTATTTTTAAAACGTTCCTATTTCATTAAATTTAATCGGATCATAGTTCAGCCAAAAACACACGGCTGCAAATAACAATCCCATCACCACAAGTACAAAAGGTAAAAAAGATTTATACGCCCTGTAAATCCATATCATTTCAAAATAGCGTTGGATTAACTTTTGTTTAAAAGTCAAAGTCCTTGTAAATGTTGCTTTCATAATCGTATTTTTTAGTATCCTAAAAATGAATAAATGTTTGTTTCGTTAATTTTTTCATATTGATTGATAGATTGATTGATATTAGCATTTAAAATTTGCTAATAGCTCGTTATGTATTTCAATAGACTTATTAATTTTAAACCGATAAACCCAACCTGCATCGCTGTACTCGTTTAAATAGTCAATGTTTTTAGACTTTAAATAGATAGCCAGATCTTTTGCTATTTCTTGATCCTTATTATTTGATAAGATAGCCCAAAAACCGATACCGTATATAGTTGTATAGAATAAACCTTTGTCGACTCTATCTTGATTGTGTTCTATTATCTTCGCCATCACTTCATCTTTGATTGATACGGTCTTATAATGACCATCAATAAGCCTATATTCAGTAAATCGAGAGGTAAACTTGATTAAGAATGATTTAAGTAGATTGTCAATTTTACCCGTTTTAAAATCAAACATTATACAACCATCGTATTTAACACCGTAAATTGTGTTCTCTTTTATTTCTGAAAAGTCAGAAGTATAACTTTTATCGTACCACTTTTTAGCGTTCTGATTTTCTAACAACTTAAACTCTATATTAATACTTCCTATCTTTGCATTATTTAATATAGAGTTTATTAATGAAGTAAACGTTAATTTTTTCATAACATTTTAGTTTTTAGTTGTGCAACATTGCACTTTGTATAGTAGAGCAGTATCACCCGCTCTACTCTTAACGTCCAGTTCTACGCATTTCACGTAATGCAGCGACTTGCAAGTAACGACCTGATTAATGCATTTCACATAAGGAAGAATCGTAATCCAATTAGGCATTGCACCTGTGACTTATATAGTCGTTGTTTGTTTTACATCGTAGTCTTTATGTACTGGCATACGATGATTCTGTCTTATATCGACTCGTTTGGCTTTTCATCGGCTTACCATCCCGGATTTGTGAGTACACCTGATCCAACAGGCTGCACCCGGTATTAGTTTAGATAATGAAAGTTACCTGTTAATAGCAATGTTACTACAGTGATTAATACGATTACTATTGCTATAATCCCGGTCAGTTGTTTGGTTGTAAAGAGTTTCATAAG